GAGCCGATTCTCACATAAGTATTTACAGAAGCAGAAAAGTTATTTACAAAAGCAGTTGCTGCTGAATTTGTAGAAAACGCATAGGCAAGACCCATTGAGCCCGGTGTATTGGAATCTAAAACAACATAACCATTAGCGGAAGACGTAGCTCCCTTTACTTGAGAATTGTTGGAAAAAGCACCATTAACCTGTGATATAATTAACTGCGATGGGGTAGCAGTTAAAGAATGACCTATCTCAGATGGTATATGATACGTTAATGTATGGCCAGTTTCCGAATGAGTAGAAGGAGTTATAAGAATAGGAGGTCCATTATATACTGTTGTCAAAGATAATCCTGAAGAATTTGCGTTTGTAGCATAATAGATACCACCATTTATTAACCCTCCTGGAAGAGTATTTCCTGAAGAAACTGTATAAGTGAGAACTATATTATTAGTAAACAAATTATTTGATATGTGAATGAATGTATTGCTCGACCCTATTATCCCTGTATTTGGATTAAAAGTCTCAGATTTCGCGGTCGTAAGAGTTAGGTTAGCTCCTCCAAAAGTATTTGCAAGCTTCACACCGGCTGGTGTTGCATAAGACACATAATAAGTCGAACCATTTGACAAACCAAAAATAGCAGTATTCCCGGTCGCAACATTATACGTAAGTTGCTGCCCAACTTTAAAGGGACTGGAAAAGGCCGATAACGTAATGAAATTAGAAACAACCGCTGATGCCGGATTGAATGATTGACTTGTGTTTGCAAGAGGTTGGATGGCAAAAAGAGTACCTATTCCCACATTTGCCACCCCATTGCTTTGAAAAATCGTTTCTCCAAGCGTGAAAGCGGCTGTATTCGAAAGCGTATCAAGAAATGTGAATGAGGCACAAGTCACTGTTCCATTCTTTAGAGTTCCGCTTTGTGACGTATTATAAATGGGATACCCCAAGGAAAATGATGTTCCCGAACTTTTAACTATTCCGAGATTTATAGAATTAGAAGAAACAATATCTCCTGTAACTCCAGTATCCGACTGAACTACAGTGTCTCCAGGCTGAAATACACCAGAATAATAATAAATTCCCAAATTATCAATGTTTTGAGTGACGATATCCCCGACATTGAAACCTCCAGATATTTCGGAAAGATCAACAATGACATAAGAATCAAAAGGCTCATCAACTTCCAAAAGTTTACTAAGGCCATCATATCGAACAATTCCCCGAAGCTGGCCAGACCCAAGACCAGATTTAAGATAGATTGAGGAGCCCACATAAAAATTAGAATACGGAGAAGCAGAAGAATCTAAACCAACAATAGTAGAGGATATAGTGGACTCTAGAAACCCAGAATAATAAGCTTGATAATTATTTCCAAAAGATGTCAAGGTAATGACATCCACGGTTCCAGACACGGCATTTGCCTCTACGGCAGCATTAGAAACAACAGGAAGATAATTAGCAAGAGAAAATTTACTATCAATATCGGGAGGAACTGTAAACATATATTTCCATACATATCCATCACCCGTAAAGAACACTCCTGCCTGCGAGGTAACCGTAGGTTTAATGAAAGAAGGAGCACCATAATTATTATCGATACATTTATAAACTTCCATGGCATCCGTGACAACATAGAAATTATTCTCATAAAGATTACTATCCGAATTCCAATATCTTGCAAAAACAGTATTAGAAGCCCAATTGTACCGAGGAGCCATCAAAGAAACATCATTATTCACAATGAGCTTTCCAAAAACAAGGTCTTTATAAATAGACCCTTCGGACTGATGAACCGAGAGGTCTGTTATGGGAATAAAAGCATCATTATAAGAACGCGGAGTCTCATCGTCTAACCAAGGATTTGGCTTTCCTACCCAAATGTAAGACGTATTACCTTTTCCGACCAAACGATCAATATAGGTTCGAGCATTCTCTACATATTGATAGATAGTTAAACTTGCCATTTATCTTAACCTAATATTCAATAACAACCAAACCATCACCACCCCTCTTACCATTTGCAACATTACCACCTACCTGTGCCCCACCAGCACCACCACCACCACCCGGATAGGTAGCAGGAGAACCATTATCATTAATTGCAATGCTCGAAGAAGGCCCACTTCCAAATGCAGCTCCGCCCCCACATCCACCAAACCAAATAACCCCCGTTCCACCACCACCTCCACCGGGTGACCCGGCAACTCCAATTGAACCACCATAACCGGCTGCACCAGATATTGTAGGAACAGCAAATCCAGGAACCGATATTCCATTATACCCTCCACCTCCAATGCCACCTGGAGCTACTAATGGCGTCGAAAGTACAACCTGAGAAGCACCCCCATTACCACCATTTGTTGGGCTTGATCCACCACTACCAGCCGTACCTCCTGTTCCAACAGTTACACTGATCACATTTCCCGGGGTAACAACAACATTAGAAATTTCAGCATAAGAACCACCAGACCCACCAGCAGCAGCAGCAGCACCATAGGCACCTCCGCCCCCACCTCCAGCACCCCAAACAGCCACATGTTTCAGTCGTGTAATATCACTCGGTACAGTAAAATTATGACTACCAGGAACATTATAAACTGCAAATCCACCAATTCCAGCCATAATATCGGTGATATTATTAATAACAGTATTAGTAACAATTGCTCCACCAGCTATAAGCTGAAATACTCCATTTACATATGTAAGATAAACAACTCCTCCAGGAATAAGTGTATTAACTTTCAAAGAAGAACCATCCGGCCAAACAACTGGGGCAGGACCCAATCCTGCATTATTAAGTGTCACAGCACCGGTATTATAATTTGAACATAAAAGTTGAATGAATATACCATTTTGATATGATGTAACTGCTGGATATAAAGTTGTAGAAAGAACATTAATACCGGCTGCTACACCATAATGAACATAAGCACCCTCTCCGGGTAATACAACTGCTGGAAGCTCATTAGTAATATTAGTTATTTCATTAGTTACAGGAATTGTTGGATTTATCCAGGATGGTTCACCATTAGTAACAGATAAAATCTGACCATTAGCACCAACAGGAAGTCGATAGCCTTGACCAAATTGCTTACCAAAAATTATATCCCCCCAAGCTGTCATGGGAGAAAGAGCATCAAAGGCGGCTGGAGCCGTGACCTGTCCCGTTCCTCCATGATTAATCGCCAGGGGCATTCCATACCAATTTGTATTATTGATGGTATTCAGAAAAGCAAGAAGACCCAAGACAGGAGTGCCCAAAAGATCGGTATAAAGACCAGTATAGGCGACTTTTGCAAATGAAGGAGTTCCATAAAGAGAGGAATATTGCCCCGTAAAAGCGACAGGAGCAAACTGCGTAAAATTCCGATTAATTTTGGCATAGGCATCCCGTAAAGGATCGCCCGTGCTATCATTGGGGTATATCCCAGTGTTAATAACCTCTATAGACATTACTCTAAATTTCCTTTTTTATTTATTTAGCCGTGATAAAGTCCCTCGGCATCAGATGTAATATCAATCTCATCACTTGTGAGTAAAGTATCATCAGCAGTTAACATCAATTCGACTGGTTGAGAGAAAGCAGAATAAAGAAGAACAGCCCCAGCATTCTCAAATGATCTATTGACTGCATAAGTTCCAAAAAGTCTATATCCCACAGGATGTGCAACATCTTTTACTATTTGTTCATAGGAAGAAAGCATCTGTTCAGTTTGCAGCTCATAAGAAAAAGCCTGATAATAATACGAATCTTGAAGTTTCATAACATCAGAAAGAAAGCCTTGCGTATCGAGCCAATAGCCTTTTCCTGTTCCAGAAGTTTCGACAATCGCCCGACCAAATACCGCAGACTCATTTCCCGCAGAAGAAAGAATAAGAAATTCACCGGGATAATAACCATAACCAGAATCAACAACCTTCAAACCTGTCACGATACCATTCGAACTTCCTGCGGTTGCATCAACAATGGCATCAAACCCCCAATATCCACCACCTCCATCCCCGATCTGTAAATCATAAATTAATGGCTCTATGATAGAAATTTCAGGGGCAGAAACATAACCAGAACCTGGATTTGCACTCGTAAGGGAGGCAATTCTGCCAATATCCATTGTAACAGTTGTGAACGTGTCTCCTATGATACTATCCAAGTTGGAGGCTCCAAAAGCGTCTGGAAAGTAACCCCAATCCGTCAATCGAGTTGTAGATATGACTGTTGCCGTAGCTCCCGAAGTATTTCCCGTAATAAGCATTCCTGATGGATAATATCCAATATCAGCACCATCTATACGATGAACACTCAATACCGAGGAGTTAGAACCAGATGAAATAACGATACCATTTGCAGTGATAGTAGAAGGAGGAGAAGCATAATTAACCTGAACTTGAATTCCCCCTCCACTCGTTAATACTATTCCGGCAGTTATACTATCAAGAACTTGTGAATTACTCGTGACATATAACTCAGAACCATCAGCAATATAGACCTGAACATTTGCAATCCCTAATGAATCATTGACCAGAACATCTCCATTCGCTAAAGGGCCTGCTGGCTGATAAATTGTCATAATATCCAATTGACGTGAAAGTGCAGTTCCTGACGCCAATTCATTATTTAAGAATGGAGCACTTCTATTGGATATATTGACATGAAGACCAGAAGTCGATAAATCCGTAAGTGTATTAACCATACCAGAAATTGTATCTGTATTAAGTCTAATAAGTTGTGTATCAATAAGATCACCAATAGCAAATGAAGCTCCAGTTCCTCCCGTATCCGTATTATCTATCGATATAATTGCATTCTTACTAAAGCCATAACCACCATCTATAAGATCAAAAGCCACTTTTCCATTTTCATAGGCAATTGAGGCCACCCGGCCTATACCGCCATACCCTGTCCCTGTGATCACCAACTCATCACCAACTTTAAAATTAATACCACCATTCTCAATTGTTATGATTGAAAGCGATCCCCCAACTATAGGAGCCTCAGCCCTAGTCATTGCTGGTATAGAGTCACAAAAAATAAAATCACCATATACAAATTCACCTGTCATGGAAGAAATATTAATAATATTGATAGTTTTCTTATTGACTATTTTTTGAACAACAGATTCAACAACAGCAGTACCGCCCGATGATCCTCGAATTAACTTTCCAGTTAATTGATTAAAGAATGGGGAATCTGACGTTTCAATATATTTTGGCATTTTCCAGGTCGCATTCGAAGTCCTGAACATATACTTCCCTGGATTATCAACCTTTACGTCCTGATTATAAAGAAACCTAAAAAGCAATTCATAGGATACATCCGTGCCCTTGGAGGAATAAAAGTCAAGAGCATGTTTAATGAAAAGTCGCCAATCCGTTGTTAGGTTTTGGGGAAAATCAGCCAGATACGTGTCCTTGAAATATTTTAAGAACCGGTCCTGGGTTAAGTCGATGTCCAGGTAATCAAGAAGACTTCTCGTCTCGGTCGTGATAGAACCAACATAGGGCGTCGTAGGAGCCTGTTCTAACCACTCATAATAAGCTTTCACAAAGGCGATGAAATTCGGCCCATCAGTATAATAAAAGGCAGGAAACTGTGAAGGAATTAAAGGCGATATAATTTTATCTATATGGTCATTGGGCATCATACTGAAACCACCCGAATATCAACATTAGACGTATCAACTTCAACAACCGTTTCAAAGCGACCATAAATGTCATTATTGGCAGGAATGGTATTAATCCGAATACCCTGAGGATTCATAAAGGAATAGACATCAATACTTTGAACAAATAAGGTTCCCTTATTATAATCCACAGTTCCTGCATTAAGATAACTTTGATTATTAGAAACTGAATTAAAGAAAATGCTATTGGAAGAGTTCAAAGTCCTAAAGGCCCCATCGACACGAGAACCCTTAAATGTATTCAAATTCGGATTAAAATCCGAAATCTGATACTCTTTTCCATCAAAGAGGATAAAATCAGTAGAAGATATTGTTCCAGGGGTAATCCCATTATTAAAATTCACCGTCACTGTCTGAGGGAAGCCATTGGCAAAGAGAACATTCTTGTACATAACAAGTTTTGTATCACTACCCTGAATAGAAATATCTGTATTATCTATCGCCTCAGAAAACTTTGATCCCATGAATTTACAATTAAAAAGCTGGAGATTCTTTGAATTATATGCAAGAATACTCTTGAAAACTTCTGTTCTAATATCAGCCAACGAAAAAATCGTTTGTGAAAAGTCAACATAGACAGTAATGGTAGGAACAAGGTGAATATATTGAGGGTCCTTTATCATCAATTTTACGGACAATGATTTTTTATCCGAAAGATATGCTACTATTTCGGACTGCATCTCACCCGCAACAGGAGCCCCTGAGTTGGTTGTCATGGACAAGAACACCGTTCCATATTGCACAGACCCCGAGATATCCTCTCCACCAAAAACCGAAACGTCCTTGACTTCAGGAAACTGTTCCAAGATCAAATCCTTATAATCAGAAGCAGTTATTACCCGTCCCTGAGCCTGGAAATGCTTAGGAGCCCTGAACCGAATGGACTCAATGGCCTCGATATCAGCCCCATCCTGAGAAGGTGTTGTTGTGACAACATTGGCCGACACGATCAAACCGTTATTTATAGGACCAATGTCCTGAGCCATATTGAATTTGGTCACGCCATTGCCCTGTGCCCCTTTTGTGGCCCGATACGTGACGGCGACGGCAGAGCCATTGGTGGGAACTTGGCCAAAAATACCATCGCCAAAATATATTTCATATGAGGA